GTTCTTCCCAGCGGATATTACTGCTGCTAGTCAGCGACCACATGTGTATCTTGATCCCACCACAAGTCAAGGTGGGTCCCTTACACTTCCTTTTGTGTTCTACGGAAATGCTTTGAGCATTCCCAATCAGGACTGGAGGCGTATGGGGAAGATTATTATGCACAGTATGGAGTCTCTTAAACATGCAAATGGAGCATCAGATCAAGTTGTGATGTCAGTATTTGCATGGGCAGAAGATGTTTCTTTGTCTATTCCTACGTCCAATGAACCGGACGCACTTTCTCCCCAGATGGGGGAGATCTTTGCGCCTCAGGCTAAAGACGAATATGGAACAGGCCCAATATCACGCCCCGCTGCAACCATCGCAAAGGTAGCAGGAAAGCTTAGCAATGTACCAGGAATTGGAATGTATGCTAAGGCTACTGAGATGGCAGCTGGTGCAATGTCTGGGATAGCATCCTTGTTTGGATATTCTAGACCAATCTCTTTGGCCGAGATACAACCATACAAGCCTACTATAGTAGGTAACATGTGTAATACTAATGTTCCAGATACGAGTCAGAAGTTAACACTTGATGTTAAGCAAGAGACCACTGTTGATCCTCGTGCTATGGGGCTCGGTGGGGTGGATGAAATGACAATTAAATCCATCGCGCAGAGGGAATCATATCTTACCAAATTTGGTTGGAAAGTTTCCGACTCCGCCGAATCCCTATTATGGAATACAGAAGTTTCCCCAGTACTTTGGTCAGAACTTGGGGGTGCCACGGCAAATGAAATTCATATGCCGGCCTGTTGTTTTGCTACTCTTCCCTTTGGTAGGTGGCGAGGAACCGTTAAGTTTCGATTTCAAATCGTTGCGTCGTCCTTTCACAAAGGTCGTCTCAAAATTTCTTACGATCCCTCGTATCCTGTTTCAAATGAGTACAATATCAACTATACATCAATTATTGATCTCGCTAAGGAACGCGATTTCACAGTTGGTGTTGGATGGGGACAGGAGTTCAGTTATATCAATCACCGTTGCCCTGGTGTTGATTCTATCCCGTATGGTATTACTCCTATTTCCGCGGCTCCTCATTTGCTTGCTAATGGTATACTTTCTGTACACGTTGTCAATGACTTGACAGTACCCAACTCGGC